ACATTACTTGTTTGATTTGTTCTCCATACAATCATTTCACTAATCCATCCTTTGTAAGGGAATGTACCATCACCACCATTAGTAGCACCAAATATACAACCTAAAGTTACAATTGGTCCTATTGTTACATCTGTTAAAGTTGTTGTAGTAGATCCTGCTGTACCATTTAAATAAACAGTATTTTGTGTAGATGCTGCTTTTCTAATAGCTCCTTTAGTAGCTAAATTAGTTGTGTTAGGAGTAAATGATGCTTCTTGGCTTGCTCCCCACATAAAGTCTAAGAAAATATCTCTATCAATTAAACCAAAAGCAGGAGGTTGTGTTGAATTTAAACTTTGAGCATACATACACCAGTTTGAACCTGTATCAAAAGGTGCTGTTACTCCAAATACACTCATATATGAGTCTGTACTAGAACCATAAGAACCACTTAAGTGAGTACCTACTCCATCAAAATACATTGATGTTTCATTATTTGATCCTTTAGTTATTACACTACCACTACTATAAATTAAAGGCTGTCTTGTAGTTGTTGCTTGAGTTAAATTAACTCCATTTCCACTTTGATCATATAGTGTAGTAACATATCCAGTAGTACCAGCACAAAAGGAAGATAATGATGTTGTGTCTAATTCTCCATTTACTGTGTAACCAATAATTTGAGTAGTATTATCACTTGCTCTTCTTACAGTTAGAATACTACCTGTATAGGTGCTTGATAGTCGTCTTGCGGCTGACCAAGCACCTGAGGCTGAAGGATAACTATCTAATATTCCTGAAAATGGAATTATAGGGACGGCAGCTGATTTTACAAACGCGAATGGAGTAAACATATATTATATAAAGTTTTTAACACTACTTAAATACAAACTACCTGTTGTGAAAGCTATAAATGTTAAAATATCTGTAGTTCCAGCTCCTGAAGGTGTATAAGCACTTCCTGAAGGTTGTTTTACAAACGATGGAAATGTAATAACTGAGGCTGTAGCTGGGTATGTAAGTTCTAAGTTAACAGTTTGTCCTGCTTGTAAATTAGTAGGTAAAATGTAAGTATTTGTTATATTATTTGTGTTTAATCTAAAGAAATTACCTGTTGAAAAATCAAGTGATGCTGTGTTTGATGAAGTTGAACCTGAGATTACAACCCCTCTTACTGAACCACTAAATGTTTGAGTACCATAAAATGTATTAGATCCTGTAGTAGCATATGATGTAGGATTAGAACCTGAAATAATGTATAATGTATTTGCATTTGGTGAACCAATTGCGTTATATTCAGTTTGTGTTAATGTTACTACTTGTTGTACAGCGGCTGAACTTGTGTATGTGTCTGTATTATTTCCTAATACGTTACCTAATATTGAACCTGTAATAGTAGTTGTACCTTTAATAATATTTGAACCTGTAACTTCTAATCCTCCTGAAACGTGTAAACCAAAATTAACCTCAGTAAAGTTATTAGCATTCATCACTACAGTTGGTGTAGCTCCATAGTTATAACCAAAAAACCAAGAATTACTTAATCCTAAAGAAGTATAACATTGAGCGCCTCCAGCAATAAAATGCTGAATTGCTTGGTTTGATTCAACATCAAATGTTGGATTAATACCTCCTCCAGCGTAAAAATATAATGGTCTTCCACTACCTGAAGCTAATATCATTCCTGGGGCACCAGATGTAGATGAACCTTGTTCTATAAGTGTACCTGATACTCTTAAATTAGGAACATATACTGTACTGCTTTCTGATGCTGTAATAGCAGTACCTCCAATAACAGCACTTCTTGAAACATTACTACCAATAAAATTACCTCTACCTCCAATAATTGTATTATCAAATGAGAATGAACCTGAAATGTAGTTATTTGTTCCTCCTACAATAGTTGGGTTTGGTTCAAAATCAGCGGCAGCATTATAAGTGTAAATTTGGTTACCACTACCACCTAAAATAGTTTGGTTATTTGATCTATATCCATTAACTGTGTTATTAGCACCACCAAAAATACCAGCAGCATAAACATCGCTTGATGGACCTGGTGAATTATAACCTACATAATTATAATTTCCTCCAAACACGTGTGAATAACCATATTGAACTCTATGTCCAATACCTCCAAAAATACCTCCATAATCACAGTATTGATTCATTACACTGTTTCCAGCAAATACAAACGATACGTTAGAAGGACCATTAATTAAGTTATTATTACCTGCTATAATACCATTAGGGTTTGTTATATCATTTTGCTGAATTCCAAGAATCATTGAACCTGTAATTCCTAATGAACCAGTAATTTGTGCTGAACCAGTATATGGAAAAGGACTACTTGCTGGAGCATATGAAGCTGATAAAGCATTAGTAGCAAATGAAGCAGATACAGCACGTGAAGAACTTATAGCAAACGATGCTGAAGTTGCTTGTGAAGCAGATGTAGCAAATGAAGCTGAAACAACACTAGCAACATAAGATGCTGTTACTGCTTGTGAGGCAGATGTAGCAAATGAGGCTGTGCCTTGTAAGCTACCTGTAAATCCAGTAGTTGATGTTACTGAACCTGTAACTAATACTGGTCCTGTTTTAACATCTACTGTTCCCCATAATGTTTGAACATCATTAGAGGCATCACCAAATTGGTTTGAACCACTTGAATAAATTACTGATGATGAAATTGTTGTTGTATATAATAAAGCTACACTTGCTGTACCTGTAATTAATACATTAGAGGCAGTTACGTTAGCAAATGTTGGACTTAATCCACTTGCTATAGTTTGGGCAAATGAAGCTGTAGTAGCAAATGATGCTGAAGTAGCTACACTCGCACTATTGGCGTTTACTACGTTATTAGTTACAAGAGCAAACGTTGAACCGTCACCTTTAGTGAATGTTGTAGTTGCGTTGCTTATAGACGCTGTAGTAATGAATGAACCTGTATTTAAAGGTGTTACATTTAAAGCAAATGAAGCAGTAACAGCGTTTTGTGCTTGTGAGGCACTTACCGCATATGAAGCAGATGTAGCAAACGATGATGACACTGCTGTTTGTGCTTGAGATGATGAAACAGCGTATGATGCTGAAGTAGCTACACTTGCACTATTAGCGTTTACTACGTTGTTTATAGTTAAAGGAAATGTTGTAGCATCGCCCTTGGTGAATGTTATAGTTGCGTTTGTACTAGACGCTGTTAGAACGTTATTTAACGCTAATGATGCTGTCGTAGCAAACGATGCTGATACCGCTGAACCTGTTGCTACAGTTACTGGAAATGTTGAACCATCACCTTTAGTAAATGTAATCACGTTAGCAACAGCTGAGGCTGTAGTTAATAATGAGGCTGTACTTACTGTTGTACCTGCATTTAAAGCAAATGATGCTGTTAAAGCATATGATGCTGATGTAGCTATACTCGCAGTAGACGCATTAGTAGCGTTTGTAGCAAACGAACTACTTGTAGACACCAAGGCATATGAAGCCGATGTAGATGTGTTACTATACGATGAACTTACAGTATACGAAGCTGAAGTTGCTGTATCGGCTTTTGAGGCAGTTATTAATAAACTACCTGTGATTGTTGTTCCTAAACCAGTTTGTAATTCGCTTCCACTTACTTGAGTTAAGTATTGAAATGATTCACTAATAAAGAGGTTTGATAAATTACGTCCCATTATATATTAAAAATTAGATACATTGTTTTGATAAGCACGATAAGGATACTGAGGAAATTGAGGATAACGAGAATCATAAATTGGTAAACCACATTCTCTTGCTTGACCAGCGTGGTAACCTCTACCATTACGTCTTAGTACGATAGGATTTCTGTATTGTACGCCAAAATCTGGGTACATCTGAAACAATTCAACATTTCCATTTAATTCTGGATATAATCCTTGTTTTTGGATTAAATAGTTAGTTAAACGTTCTGCATAAAATTGTGCTTTATTTTTAACACTTTCACGTTTTCTGTTATACCAAGTTCCGTCTACTTTTTCACTGTTTTCACCACCTGTTGGAGACAACAAACCGTTGTTGCGAGGACGAATATAAATGTCTTCTAATGAATAGTAATAAGCAAAGTATAATAATGCATTTTGTACCCAATTATTTACCAAATATTGATAATCACCTGCTAATGTATTGGTTTTGATTTTTAATAAAATCGCTTGATATAGTTTAGTTCCTAAGATACGTTGAATTTCAATATCTTGGGCCTCACGAACAGCATTTTTCAACAATTTAGAATCAACGTTATTATTGATATCTGTAAATTGTCGTAAATTTTCTTCTGAAATTATAAAAGTATCGGTCATTGTTTTAGTTGATTGGTTGTTGTGTTCCTTGTTGGTTTACATTTGGTGAATTAATTACATCAGCTCTTTCAATTTGTGCTTCTAATTGACTATCTTCACCTACTTCTGCTTCAGTACCTGTTACTGCATCAACAACTTCCTCACCATCATTATATAGGTTCAATTGTTGAATACCCAAAGTATAATCATTACCAAAATTGAATTTTAAAATTTCATCAAAACAATCCAAAATTACTTGTTGGAATGGTTTAATTACTGTATTGGTAAATAACAAATAAGCATCTTGTGTTTCTGTTCTACCACCTAATTGTCCCTCTGTTTTAATACCTAACATCATAGGAGAGGTAATACGGTGAGCAGTTAATATTTTTTGCGTTACTAAGTCGTTTATAGACGTATAGTATTCATCTGTTCCGTTAGATTGAATAGGTGTAATGACTGGAGCATTTTCTGGACTGTCAACGTCCATATAAATTAAACTACCTGCATTTTGTGTTCCACCATATTGGTTACGAAGCATTATTTCGATTGCTTCTCTTTCTTCCTCTTCTGCGTTAGTAAATGTAGTAATAGCAAGAGAAGGTACAACCCCATTACTAATATTGTTAAGGTGGAAGTTGTCAACCTGTGCATCTAATTCAATTACTTTTAAAGCACCAATATAATCAGGTACTGGATAATATCTCATACCAGGACGGTATGCATGATAAACATAAACCTGTGAAGGTTCTTCATTTCTTTTATCAGGATTAAAAGCTGGCAAGTATGGAATATCAGTTAATGATTGGTTAACATAAGAGTTAATACCATTCCATTCATCCCAAATATAGTATCCTGGAATCTTACCTCTAAGGTTTTTTTCCTTAGCACGTAAGTATGAAAAATCAATATGATATACTTCGGCGATAGCTGTTCTGTCTTTAGACCAAATAATTTCTAAAGCAAATCCACCGAATAATTTAAGGTCTTTAGCTACTTTCTTTAAGATATCGTTCCACGATTCTTTTTCAAAGTTAGCAAAATCTAATGTTTCTGGTTTATTAGAAGTTAATCCGTTACCAATAATTGAGTCAACTGTTGCGTTAACACAAGTACCGTGAATTGATGAATAGTTCATCAAATCGATTAATTTGTTTGGAAAACCATTATCACTACCAAAACTAATAAAGAATTGGTTTTTACGTTCAACTAAACTAATACGTTCATTAGTTGCATTGCTACGTGGGATAGTTTTAAAGCTATATTTTTTACTCATTATTGTGGATAATTATAGGTAGTATAAGTACCACCATCTAACGGTGATAAATATGTGTATGTAGGTTGAGAATTGCTACCTGAAACAAATGCACGTTCAGTTGAAAGTAATTGTGTTTTAGTATATGCTGAACCAGAACCACCACTCCATAATACATTAGTAGCAATCCATTGAGTAGCTTGAGCTATCCAGGTTCCTAAACTACCTGATGTAGCTGTAAATTCCCAAATATTAACATTGTATTGTCCTGAGGCAGTTGGTAATGTTGAACCTGATACTTGAAATACTAACCAAGGATTTGTAGCACTTGGTGTGTTAATTAAAGTAGCAACTACGTTTGGAGTCGTAGAAAAATCGTACGATTGAGTAAATTCAAGTAAAACCTGAGTTGTACCAAGTGATGCTGTTGCGTCAGGGTAAACTGCACTTGAGTTTGTTGATGATGAAACGTATAGCTGTAGCATAGTTTACTTTCAACCAAGTAGGGGGTTAACACAATATGTGCAACCCCCCTTTTGGTTTAGATTAATGGTTAAATAGTAGTTGAGTAAGAAGTAATTGTAATACCGCTTAATGAACCGCTAAAGGTAGTAGCTGAACCACTTACTTCAGATGCAGGGTTAGGCTCGTTTCCAGAGAAAACCAAGTTGTAACCGTTTAAATCACTGAATGCAGTTCCAGTTTGGCTGGTACCGCTCAATAATTGAGCTCCGTTTACTTGGCCCATCAAGAACCAACGAGCGGCTCCTGTTTCACTACCGTTGTTGGTTTCAACAATGATAGATAAGTTAGGGTTTTGTGCTAATACTCTTACTTGGTTACGAGTCGCAGTTTGCATCTTAAAGAATATAGCGTTACAAGTTTGGTTGTAAACTACTGTACCATTTTCAGGAGTAGCAACTATCTCTTCACTATAATTAGACGTTTGACGGAATAATTGGAATTGATAGTAGCTACCTGAACCGGAAATCGAAGTAATTAAACCTTGGCTTCCTGAAATGCTTGTGATCGAACCAGATAAGATGTAAATATTTTTAATACCACCGGTGTTGTCACGACAACCCAACTGGAATCCTGATGTTATTGAACAAGGCATAATATTATATCTTTCTGATTTTTAAATGTTAAACAAAAATTATTGAGCAGATACCCAGAATTCAGGGTATGCAATGTTAACTCCTAATTTGGTAGAGATACGGTGACGCAATGTGTCAGTGTTGATATCATACCACAATTGGAATTCAGTGAAATCGCTCAACAAGTCAGTACCAGCAACGATTTGCTTAGCAGGACCTAAGAAGATACGATTCAAACCTTGCAAACCTACAGTACCAACAACTTTAATGTTAGGTTGGAATGGGTATTGCATTTCGTACAAACCACCACGGTTAGTAACTGACATTGGATCGAAGTAGAAGTTGTTAGCTAAACGTAAACCAGTCAAGTAGTTACGGAACAAAGTAACACTCATGAAGAAAGTTAAATCTTCACGATCAGCAACGTCTGCACTTGAAGTTGCAATCATAGTGTCCATAGTGGTCAAAATGTTAGAAGCTGAACTTGAAGCAGCGTTGATAGCAACTGGAACTACACCTGCAGTTGAAGAACTGATGATAGTAGCCAAACCGTTTACAGCACAAGTTCCACCATAAGTAGAAGCTGAACCAGAAACTTGCTGCCAAAGGAAATAATCGTTTGCCTTTTGGAATTGGTTTACTAACAATTCGCTGTACTGAGTAGCCAAAGCGAAAGTTTCGTTGTAAGAACCTGGAGCTAAAGCAGAGATACCTAAGTATTTCTTGTCAAGGTCTTTCAAACATAAAGCATCGAAAGATGTACGAGGACATACTTCGATAGTACGTTGAGTGAAGGTAGCTGAACCTGATGCAGTAGATACACAAGTACCGTTTTGCATGTACAAGCTAACTTCGAAAAGGTTAATAGGCTCTTGGTATTTAACACCTTCTTGAATGGTGATATATTCCATTGTTGAACCAGCATAAACCATCTTAATGATTAACTCACCAGCAACCTGGTTGTTAAAATCGGATAGAGCGGATACGTTTAATGACATAATTGTATTGTTTTAGTTTTTGTTGTTGTTTATTTGTTTTTGTTTTTAAGTAATTCAGCCATTACTTTCATTTGTTTAGACTGAAGATTTTCACTTGAGAAAGTTTCTTTGTTAGCATCAGCTGACATAGTTACTTTAGTTGAAGCAGGCGACTTTGCCATTTCTTCAAATTTGGCTTTCATGCTACCCATTTCGGCTTTCATAGCAGTTAATTGACCTTGAATTTCAGCTACGGTTTCACCCATTGCTTTCAAAGCACCGTTAACATCAGTAGTTGCGTTTTGAGCAGTAGTACCTTCTACGTTAGAAATTGATTCTTTAGGTCCAGCGAATCCAACAGCTTTAGCGCCTTCAGCTTCTTTTTTCACAGCATCCAATGATCCACCTGTTTCAAGCGTAGCATAATCAGTCATTTCTTCTTCTTTAGCTTCGGTTACAGGATTAACAATTTCTACTACTGAAGATCCTTCAGTTTTAATTTCAGTACCATCTTCTAATTTGTGGTATCCATCTGGAGCGAGAGACTCTTGTCCATCGGTAGTTACTACTTTTACCTCGTCTCCAACCTTCAATGTATCACCTGGGAATACAATTTTGAATGCTTTATTTTCATCATAAAGTTCTCCAAATTTTTCAGCTGTTACAGGGGTTCTATCAACAAGATTAAAGTGAGCTTTTACTAACTCTTTTAAATGTTCTTTGTTCATAATTAATTAATTTGTTTATAAATATATTGTTAGTGTTGTTTGATTATTTTTTTGCTTCACCATAACATATGGCTGCGGCTTGTCTTAATGGATATTCCTTACGCAATTTAGCAATACACTTTGCGATGAATTCATCTTTAGGTTCAGCACCACGTTTAGGAATAGGCATTATGCTAAGAATTTAAGTCTGTATTTGGTTTGATAAAGCAATTCCTCGATTTGATCAATTTGATTCTGGATGTAACTATCAGTAAATACTTTACGTAGTTCATATACTTGGTTACATAATTCCTCAAAATAAGTAATTACTTGTTCACAGCTAACCCAATCAACTAAAGCATATGATTTATAATTAATTATAATACCATATTTGCCTTGATATGATTCAGTTAATGTGTCAACTAATTCGATTATTTCAGGATAATACCTTCCTAAAGCAGAGTGAGCAGAAAAACTACCTGCGCCTGTTACTTGTCTATGGAATACTTGTGCTTGTGTGTTGCTATTTAATAAAATAGACAACAACGTAGTCATTTGTTCATTCATTATTTATTTGTTAATATATTGTTATAAAAATATCCTTCTACACTAAATCCTTTTACTTTACCTGTTTTAACATATTCGTTCCACATACGCCCATCTCCAATTCTATATATACCAAACCATTGTCCTGTAACAGGTTTAAAACCATATAATGATGATTTATCTTTTTCAGGATCTTTAACTAACCAAGTTTCAACTAAATGAACATCTTTAACTGGTTGGTTACTATCGTGTTCAATATTAACTTTATCCAATAGTTTATCTGCCATCATTTTATAGGCAATTTTTTCTATTGTATCCGCTGAAAAGAATACTTCATATTCCTCACCTGTTACCTCATCAATGCGAGGTATTAGTTTATTTGGCGTCATCAACGGTCCTATAAGCATTTGCTTTTCGGCTAATTGAGATGCGAATTTATTTTTTTTTAATTCTAATATAGACGGTAATACTTCTTCATCTTCAAAATACTTATGTTTTAAACCTGAAGATGCCTCGTTAATATAATTTGGCAATGCTGCTACATTAATTTCAAATTGAGATTCTGGAACACAATTAGGGACTTTACGTCCATCTTTCATTTTTAAACCAATTGCTTTATACCCTGA